GAATCCATCATTTGGTAATGCTCCCGGGGCTGATGCTGATGCTTCTAATTCGGTTAAATCTACGTCAGCCCTAACAATAAATGCTGCGTTGGATACTCCTAGCAAACTGTAAGCTGCTAGTAGTCCGTATTCGTTTCGTTCTCCGCCGTGTACTGGATTTGAACTTGCTGTCTTTTCAAAGAAAGGTACACCATAAAAATCTACTAGATCTTTTTGGCTTGTCATCTTAAATGCTTTTCCAGCATTTGCTTTAGTTGTTGCAGTGGCAATACCTGTGCCTGCTGCATTTGTCTTATCTTGTCCTGTGGCAACAACGATAAGAGGTGTTGTGCCTGGCTCGGCAGGTGTATACTGACTCTCGTCGATTACCGTAACTTGTACGCCGGGTGATTGAAGTGCCATGTTCCCTATTCTCCTGGTAATAGTTTTGCTCAATGTATTTAGCGGTGTATGGAGAAATTGGCTTGTTTACCTAACTGAAAAAGGGGTCTAAAAGGTGCAGTTCTTTTAAATACGTATATGAGACCTTTATGTAAATGCGGATTTAGACCCCGTGCTGTAAACTATAAAAAGGGCGATAGGATCTACTATCGAAGCCTCTGCGAAATCTGTATGGCTCACGGGCTCAGCCACGGTATACCTAGATGGCAACGTGCTGGATATAAGATAAAATTACAGTGCGATAAGTGCGGACATCGCAGCCCGCATCGTGAAGTGTTTAGGGTATTCCATGTAGACGGCAATCTTGATAATTGCCGCTACAATAATTTAAAAACTGTGTGTGCTAACTGTGCTCTAACACTGAGTAAGGATGGAGTCCTCTGGAAACAAGGAGATCTGGTGGCCGATTACTAGGCTCTGCGCCTGCTTAAACAGCTCGTCGATAGTACCATTGTTATCGATAACATGATCAAATTCGTTGCCTAACCATGCCCATTCAGATGCATGTATTTTGCGCAGTTTCATGTTATTAATACCAATGTTATGCCCTTGATTAGCTGAAACAGCATCATCATACCACTCAGGCAATGCACCTCGCTGCACCCAAACTATCTGTCCACCTGCTTTTTTAATGGCTTGGATTTCATTGGGAAATCTGCAGTCTGAAATTACGATATTGTCTTTGCTGTTTCTTAATTTGTTTTCTAGGCTTGCAATCCAGATATCATCATGGAAACTTTTACGGGCAACTTCTGTACCCCAATATTGCAGGACCCAGCGTGGAGTTAATGTAGGCATATCTAAGCGTTCAGCCCACCACGGATCTACCTGTTCCCGCCACTCACGTGCTTCTGCTGTGCGACCTTCTAGCAGAGTTCTGTCCCAACCAAACACCGCAGCCACAGAATCCTTTAGTGTGCTGGCAAATGATTCGCGTCTAAATTCGTGGAAATTAACAAGAAAGTCAGCGACTGTGTCTTTGCCGCTGCCGATAAAACCGCATATACCTATGATCATAAATTGTCTCCTATATGACAATTATACGATAGGTTTACAAAAAAGTCAAATTTTAATAATAGGGTTTTGGTGTTTTTGGCTTACCAGGATTGTTTAATTTATTGGCTAACACACTAGCGGTGTTGATAGATTTAGTGCGATCTGTTCTACGTGCGGCCTGAACACTGGTTCTAGCGCGAGTAGTTTTCATTTTTTGTGCTTTGGCTTGATTTATGGGCTGATGACATTTTGAAGGATGACTGACCTGTCTGCTTTTTCTTGGACCGCTTGTACAACGGAATTTTAATTTGGTAGTACCACTGCGAGCTGTTTTTTTACCTACTCCCCAAACTAACTTGGCATCGTAGAGGGCTTCGTCTTTTTCAAATATAAATTCTGATGCTTTCATTGCTATCCAGTAATAAATGTATAGCCAATTCCACCAGAAACTAATGTGACTAGCTCTTGTGTTAATCTATCAATGTCTGCTTGACCTTCTGATTTCATAGCTGATCCATTGAGTGCTGTGCCTCCTTGCGGCCCGGCGATAGATGCAAACTTTTCGCGAGCCTGCCCTAGCATGATTTTACAGTTAGCCAAGGTATAGTCTTTGATCCATTGTCCGGCGTAGGTGTCATTAATTATAGCGAAATCTGGTTTGATATTATAGACTTGTAGCATCACTGATTCTTCTGATCTAGGACGTTGTTCAATTCTTAATTTTTTGCTCTGTGAATTCCAATTAAAATTGATGAATGATCCAAACATTTTGCCTACTAATTCTTGGTACTGTGCAAAAAGTTCATAGGTTAATAATCCACCCATGTTAGTCGAGCTTAACAAATAGGTGTTTGTGTAGGCCAAATTAAAGGGTTCGAATACTGTGCCGCCCGATCCCCCGCCTGTGCGTGAACCTATGCTACGACGGAAAATCTGTCTAACCTGTTGTACTTCAGAGGGCAGTATATACTCATTGGTATCTACCAAAAGATTTAAGAATATATAGCTTTCTTCCACAGCATTATCGCTGCGCTGGCGGAACACACCTAATGCGCGAGTAAGTGCTGTTTCATAGTGTATGGGATCTAACTCCACGTCAATCATGCCATCACCTAGCATAGCCTTGCAGTAGTCAAATACCTGTTGTTTTGCTTGATCGTTTGAGCTCATATAACTATTTATCTAGCGGTAAATATATGACTATGCCAAGACTCAGCTTATACCGACCCGAAAAGGGCAATGATTACAAGTTTATAGATAAAAATATCTGGGAAATGTTCCAGGTTGGCGGTACTGATGTGCTGATCCACAAGTATCTAGGCCCAGGATCTGCCAGTGAAGCCACTCCGTCTACACCAGGATATACATCTACTACTGAAACACAGATACAAGATCTGCTGTTTTTAGAAAATCGCGATCGCAAGTACGACCCCGATGTTTATATACTACGTGGGGTATACAACATACAAGACACAGATTTTAACCTTAGCCAGTTCGGGCTGTTCCTACAGAACGATACAGTATTCATCAGTTTCCATATCAACGACACGGTGGAAAAAATTGGTCGTAAACTAATGTCTGGAGATGTGATAGAATTGCCGCATCTCAAAGATGATCATGCACTTAACGATTTGTCATTTGCCTTAAAACGTTTTTATGTTATTGAAGAAATAAGTCGCGCATCGGAAGGATTTTCAGTCACTTGGTATCCGCATTTATATCGTGCTAAATGTAAACCACTAGTCGACAGCCAAGAATACAAAGACATACTCGACGGAGTTGCGGGCGAAGGCAGCAACCTTACGCTACGTGACGTAATGAGCACCTATGAAAAAGAAATGCAGATCACACAGGCAGTTCTTGATCAAGCAGAAACTGATGCTCCTAAGAGCGGATATGATACCAGTCGTTACTATCACTTACAAAAAGACACAGAAGGTAATGCTGAATTAGTTACCGTGGACAGTGATTTAGTTGCACAATACAGTGCAGATAGAGGCGAGCCTGCATTAGACGAAAATGGCGATCCAGTGCTAGATGAAAATGGCGATCCAGTCTATGCTGGTGTAAACGCCAGTACGCAGAATCAAACTATGGACGGCAAGTACTATGACGGGTACATTACCGAAGATGGTATCCCTGCTAATGGTGCACCATTCTCTGCGGGTATTGCGTTCCCTATCAATCCTACATTAGGCCAATACTGTTTAAGAAAAGATTACTTGCCAAATAGATTGTTTAGATTTAATGGAACCCGTTGGACCAAGATAGAGGATGTGGCTAGAATGACAATGAGCAATTTAGGAACAGACGATGTGTTATCCGGACAGAGATTTGAAGGAAAAGATGTGCGTCAAACACAGAAAACTTCATTTATCAACAACGATACTACTGCTCAGATCGATGGTAGAACTGTTAAAGAAAAACAAGGCCTCAGCAAGGCCCTTAGACCAAAGGCGGACGAATAATGGATCAGCAGCATCAAGAACCAGTAATAAAATACAAATGTATCTGTGGGTGTGCAAGACATTGTAGACAAAGTTGTCAAGAATGTGATTGCTGTCCAGATTGTGAATGTGAATTATGTCAACAGGGCAAGGAATTTAATTAATGGATTATTTTTATGACGGGCAGATAAGACGCTATGTCACGCAGTTCATGCGTATATTCATAGGTTTTAAATATAAGACCGGTGGTGATACACCCGAAGAGCGTCATGTTCCGGTGATGTACGGCGACCTAACACGTCAAGTAGCCAGCATCATCAAAGACAATTCTGAAAATAAAATGAGTACTGTGCCTCGTGTGGCCTGTTATATCACTGGCCTCGAAATGGACACTGATCGATTAAGCGATGCTACTTTTGTCAGCAAGGTTAATATCCGTGAAAGACGCTACACTGACGTAGACAATGACGGTATGGTCGAATATCAAAATTCTCAGGGGGGTAATTACACTGTGGAAAGACTGATGCCTACACCATTCAAGTTGACCATGAAAGCAGATATCTGGACTTCGAATACAGATCAAAAACTTCAATTGCTGGAACAGATATTGGTGCTGTTTAACCCCAGCCTTGAAATACAGACCACAGATAACTATATCGATTGGACCAGCCTCAGTGTGATTAATTTAAATTCCACAAACTTTAGTTCTAGAACGATTCCTCAAGGTGCCGATAGCGACATTGATATTTGTAGCCTAGAATTTATGATGCCTATCTATATTTCACCGCCTGCCAAAGTCAAACGATTAGGAGTGGTTAAAAGTATTATTGCCAATGTGTTCACTGAAGCTGGTGACATTGTGGGCTTAGAAGATCTAATTTATAATCGCCGTAAAGGTACATTTGAAGCTATTGCAAATAGATATCGTGTGCTGTTGTTTAAATCCAACAACGGTCAACCATATGACTATGATCTTACATTGGTAAATGCCGGTGCCGCTGTGTTAGCATTAGGTCTAGATCAGAAAGATTATCAAAATGGCGAACCTGTAGAATGGGCCACTATACTGGATGTACAAGGTGGATATACCGCAGACAGCCAAGCATTCTTCAAACAGGCCACTGGCTATGATCTAGTCGGTACCTTCGCTGTGAATGCCGTGGATCCTAGCATACTTGTTGTGACCTTAGATCAAGACACTGTGCCGCAGAATAGTTCGATAGCCAGTACGATCTCGGGAATCGCTGCTAGAGGTACCATCGATGCTATCATTGATCCTCTCAAATATAATCCTATCACAGTTTATGGTAGTCGTGCTAATATCCCGTTAGGCTTGAGATTCTTGATGCTAGAAGATGTAAATCCAAGTCCAAATGTTGGCCTCAGTTACAATAGGCAGGGCGACAGTTCTGCTACTCTATATGATGGTCCAGATGCTTGGAAAAATTCAGACGGTAATGACGCTGTAATTAATGCCAACAGTATAGTCGAATGGAACGGAGCTAAGTGGGTTAGTGTTTGGGAACCTGCTACAGGTACTGCGCCGACATATATCCAAAATCTTAAAACTGGTATTAAGTATCGCTGGGATGGAGAGCAATGGCTCAAAGCATTTGAAGGTGAGTATGCGCCAGGATATTGGGGATTTGTACTAGATCCTCAATAAGTAAGTGATGCAACAACGTGCCGGATTACTATTCTTAGCAAAAGCCACTAGCAGGATATTGTTGATTCTTGAAGATTCAAAATGGACTGTGCCTACCTTTGCTAGAAAATCTACTCTATTAGAAGATGCTGAAGAATTATTAAACAGCTATTCCAAGGGTCGCATAGTTCCTATTGAACTGTACCTTTCAGAAGATCGTGGTTTTGAATATGGCACTTATGTATGTTTAGTGGAACAAGAGTTTTTAACCACAGCCGCAGAAACTATTGCGTGGAGTGGATTAGATTATCTTCCCAAACAATTACACAATT